AGACATATTTCGTATATTCCCCAATAACGACGGGCTTGGTCTAACTGGCCACAACCAGCCAAGATTGGAAACGACCACGCACAGCGGTTACCAATCGGCTGCAACCGAGATTGGGTACTTTGCTAAAGAGGTGTTGGGCGTTGAGTTAATGCCATGGCAGTTACACGTTTTGCATGGGATTACAGCAAAAGAGGAAAACGGCGATTGGTTGCACCGGGTTAACTTGGTTTCGGTTGCGCGCCAATGCGGTAAGACAACTATGAACGCCGCATACCTTGGTTGGTTTCTTTCAACGCAAGGCAAAGAAAGAGGCAAGCCAGTAACGGTAATTACTACCGCGCACAAACTTGACCTTGCCACCGCTTTTTACACATATTTGGCGCCGATCTTAAAAGACCGTTTCGGTGCTGAGGTTTCTTGGTCTTATGGCCGGCAAAAACTGATTATGCCCGACGGGTCTACGTGGCACGTTCGAGCGGCGACCCCGGCAGCGGGTCACGGTTACAGTTGTGACCTAATCATTGCCGATGAGGCGTTTGACATTAGCCAAGCCGCCATAGACGAAGGTTTGTTACCGTCCCAGCGCGCAAAGAAAAACCCTAGTTTTCTTATGACGTCAACGGCGGGCACGCAAGAAAGTATTGCCATGCTTAGGTGGCGAGATCAGGGCTTACGCGCAATTGACAGCAATGAGCAAACAAGCCTTTATTTTGCCGAGTACAGCCCGCCGCCGTCGCTTGACCCAATGACCCCCGAAGCATGGGCTTACGCCAACCCAGCGTTAGGGCATACCCTTGACCTTAAAACAATTGAAGCGGAAGCCGAAACGCCTAACCGTGCAGCGTTTTTAAGGGCGTCGGTAAATTTATGGCAGGCAAGTACGACGGCTTGGATTGAGCCGGGCGTATTCGAGGCGTTGGCAACCGATCAGCCGGCGCCAGCGGGCGGGGTTTTAGCAATTGAAATAGCCGTAGACGAAAGCACATATACCGCGGTGCGCGCCGTACAAGTAGGCAATAAAACGCATGTAAAAGTAGCGTTTGTTGCGCGAACCGTTGCCGAACTATGGGCCAAGGTAGACACCGAAATAGTGTTAAACCCAAACTTACGTTTAGCGATAGTGCCAGCGTTAGAAAACCATTGCCCGCCACAACACGAACGCCGTCGCACAATCGTTGGCTACAAAGAGTTGTTGAAATGGACTAGCGCGGTTAGGGCCATGATCTTAGAAAACCGCATAATGCACAACAACGAAAACTTGTTAAATAGCCATGTAACGCGCGCGGTTTTAATTAAACACCAAGGCAGCGTTGCGGTATCTAGTACTCGATCACCCGGGCCTATTGAAGCGTGCCGGTGCATGATTTGGGCGGCCGCGCTGGCGTCACGTCCGCAACTAATTGGCAAGCCCGTTATTGCTAGCGGTTTACAGTAAAGTTGTTTTGGCACTAGTTGGCTCGCTTTCCGTCGGGGATTGTCGGCGCTGGCTAGTGCCACCAAAACCCGGCAGATTGTGACAAACTAAAAATATGGGAATTTTTACTAGCAAACCCGAACCAGCAAAAACCGTTAAAGCCGCCGCCGGTGGCAACGCTGGCGCTACCCAAATAAACAACTTTTACGCTTATGTTGAAGGCGATCAACGCGCCCGTTTTATGCAAGTACCAACGTTAAGCCGATCGCGCGATCTTATGGCAAGCGTTATTGGTTGTTTGCCGTTAGTCATGTTTAAAGAAATGTGGAACGGCGACGAAATGGAACGCGTACCCGAAGCGCCGCGTAGTTGGTTGAAGCGCATTGACAAAGGCGTAACAAATAACTTTATACTTTCGTGGACTTTTGACGACTTACTGTTTTATGGTTCGGCCTACTGGTATGTGACCGAGCGCTCGAGCGACGGCTACCCCATGAATTTTACGCGTCTACCTGCCGCAATGATTACCCTGCAAGATCAGCAATCAGCGGTACGTTTCGGCCCGTCAAAACAAATTTTATTTAACGGTTTGCCAATGGACTATAAAGACGTAATTCAATTCATGTCACCAATACAAGGGTTGTTGTATACCGGGTACACGTCAATTAACACGTCATTAAAATTAGAGCAGGCCCGCAACCGAAACAGCCTTTCAACCATGCCCGCTACGACTTTGCGGCAGGTTGGTGGCGAACCTATGAGCGCGCAAGAACTTAGCGACATGGCAGCGGCCTACGACCATGCGCGTTTAAATTCCGCGACGTGTGCGGTAAACGAATTTGTAGAGGTAATACCAAACACCGCAACACCGGACAAAATGCTTTTAATTGACGCCGCCGAATACCAATCAAAAGAGATCGCAAGGCTCGCAAACGTCCCCGCGTACCTCGTTTCCGTGAGCATTGGAAATTACTCTTATGTTTCAAGTAGCGAAGCGTCGCGCGACCTTTACACGTTTGGCGTGAAACCGTACATAGATTGCATACAAGAAACACTAAGCGCCGATAACGTTTTGCCACGTGGTACGGGTGTTATGTTTGACATTGAAAGTTATTTAGCCAACGAATACAACACAAACGTAGAAGTAGAAGAAACACCCGAGGAATTGAGGCAATCCAATGCTTAGGTTAACCCCACAAGATTTAAATTTAGACGCCGCGCAAGGCGACGCGCTGCCACGTAGAACCCTTGCCGGCGTCGCTATCGAATACAACGTTGACGCCGTAGTTTCTGACGGCCAAGTGGTTAGGTTTTTGCCCGGGTCTTTACCGCTTGAAGGTAAGAAACCGAAAATGTACCTTTACCACGACAGCACCCAGCCAATTGGCGTTGTTACCGAACGCACCGAAGTAGGCAATTTTGTAATGTTTGAAGCCAAAATAAGCGAAACGGTGCTTGGTAATGAAAGTTTGCAATTAGCAAAAGACGGCGTTTTAGACAGCCTTTCGGTTGGTGTGGAACCCGTAGAATTTAGTTTCGATGAGGCTGGCACCATGATAGTTAGCAAAGCGAATTGGCAGGAATTGTCGCTTTTGCCATACGGCGCATTTGAGGCCGCCAAGGTTGAGCGCGTCGCTGCCAGTATCCACCAAAACGAACCCGAAGTAGAGTTAAATGAAATACAAGACCAAGAAAAGGAAATAAACGACATGTCTAACCCAGTAGAAGCCCCAGCCGTAATTGAAGCGTCAGCCGTGCAACCAATTTATGCACAGGCCCGCAAATTGCGTTTGCCGTCACCTAGCGAATACATCGCCTCATTTGTGCGCGGCGGTTCAGATTTTGCGCAACTAAACGCAAACATCAGCAGCGCAATGGTTCAAGCAGCGCCCGGCGTTGCCCCGGACATTAACACCGAAAGCACCCCGGGTATTTTGCCCGAAATCATCACCGGCAGCGTGTACGACAGCCTTAACCCGGTGCGCCCTTTCGTGTCAGCAATTGGAACACGCGCAATGCCAACAAGCGGCGCAACTTTTCGCCGTCCGAAAATTACTGTACGCCCAACCGTGACACAACAACCAACAGGTCAGTTGACAGCGCTTGACCCGTCAACCGTCCAAGTGTCTAACTCGGATATCAGCAAACTAACTTTCGGAACGTACGTGACCTTGTCGGAACAAGACCTCGATTGGAGTGACCCAAATTCGCTCAACATCGTGTTGAACCAATTGGCGATCGCCTACGGACAGGCAACCGACAACTACGCAGTTGACACCATGGTTGCAGGCGTTACACAAACCGAAACCGTTGCAGACATCACCGACCCGGAAGCATGGCTCGGCGCGATCTATGGCGCTGCATACCAAATTTCAAACACAAGCAACTATTTGCCAACCCATTATTTCGTAAGCCCTGTAACATGGGCGAAATTGGGCATGCTCACCACGTCAACAGGCGCCCCGGTATTCCCGTTTACTGGCGCACCAAACTTGATTGGTCAAAACGCATTTGGCACGTCGTCTGCAACATCGTGGAACGGCAACCCGTTGGGCCTTGTGTTGGTAGTTGACAAAAACATGGCAGGCGGAATTTCAACCGGAACCCTTAGCGGTGTAGTAGGACACGCAGCAGGCCCAGCAGCAGGCTTCGAATTCTACGAACAGCAAAAGGGCGCTATTTCAATTGACGTACCAAGCACCCTTGGCCGAACGATTGCTTTCCGTGGCTACGCTGCCGCGTTTATGGCAGACGCAACCAAGTTTGTAAAACTGGTAAACGCTTAACACCCGAAAGGTAGGCCATTATGGCCGCTTATTCGGTCACTCAAAAGTATTTAGTTGACAACTACGCGGTTGTTGTACTACTTACCAACGCAGACCCGTTAGAGGTTGGCCAGTCTTTTACCCTTGCGGGTGTTGACGCAACCTTTAACGGTTCTTACACGGTTGTTGCGCTACCGCAATTTAGGTTTATTGGTGTTGACGAATACGGTTTCTTTTTATATGAACCCGAACAGCCAATACAAAACCAAGTGTTGTTTGCTAAAACCGCAGACAACGTCATTATTAGCCCGGCTACTGGCACACTTACCACAACGCCTACTTGCACGTGGTTAACGGCAGATAGTCAAGTCGAGGATTGGTTAGGAATAGGAACGGCTACCGCCGCCGATCAAACGTTTATAACCAATTGTCGTTTGGCTGCCAACGAGTTTTGTTTCCGCCGACGCCAAGAAGCCGGGTACAAAGACAGTCTCACGACGTCACCTAATGCGTCGGTAACTTTAGGCACCGTTGCTTATGCAGGTTTTTTGTACCGTCAACGCGGTGCCGTAACCGATTTTGCAGGGTTTGACGGTTTAGCCGCTGGCGGGTCTTTGGGCCTTAGCCCGATGATTAAACAACTATTAGGCATTGACAGGCCCGCGGTGTTTTAATGCCTGTTGCATACACCGACCTATTTAACGAGGCCTTAGACGACCTTACAACGACCTTACAGACCATTACAGGCCTGCAAGTAGTCAACGATCCGCGCAACATTGTGCCGCCATGCGCATTTATTGACGCCCCATCGTTTGAAGCGTTTAACTACAACATTGTAAAAGTTACATTTCCCGTGCGCCTCATCACCCTCGGCCCGGGCAACCTCGACGCGCAACGTTCGCTAATGAACATGGCCGCCAAAGTGTTAGGCAAAAACGTGGCAGTAACTAACGGACGCCCAACCATTGCCATAATCGGCGGCAGCGAACTAGCGGCGTATGATTTAACTATAGAAATGCAAGCGCAAACCAGTTAGGGGAATTATGTATTACATCATTACAAACAGTCGAGTAGGCGAACTAGGCACCGAATTTGAAGCGACGCCCGGCGTAAACGTTGAAGCCCTATTAGCGGGCGGTTTTATTAGCGAAGTAGACCAACCGGGCAAAGTATCCACACCCGCACCAAAAAAAGGTGCTAAAAAAGACACAGAAACAAACGAGGAATAAAACACCATGTCAACAACTACTTACCTTTCAAACCCAGTAGTAACCGTTAACGCGGTAGACCTTTCCAACCAATGCACGGCCGCTACGCTTACCCGTGTAACCGAAAGTTTGGAAACAACCGCGTTTGGTTCAACCGCACGCAGTTACACCGCTGGCCTACAAAACAACGAGGTAACAATCACGCTTTACCAGTCTTACGCAACGTCAGAAACCTACGCAACATTGGCGGCACTAGTTGGAACACAAACCAACGTAACTCTTAAACCAGCGTCGGGCGGTACAACCGCAACCAACCCGTTGTTTACCTTGACTGGTTGTTATTTAGAAACCCTGCCAATTGTAAATGCAACATTGGGCGAACTTTCAACCATTGACATTACCTTTACAGGCGGCACCTATTCCGTGGCGGTCGTTTAATGTCAACGTCAATTTACTTAGCAAACCCACAAGTAACCGTTGCAACCGTTGACCTTTCCAACCAATGCACGGCCGCGACCTTTACACGCGTAACCGAAAGCCTCGAGCAAACCGCTTTTGGCGGTAGCGCACGCGTTTACACGTCAGGACTACAAAACAACGAAGTAACGTTAACTATGTACCAGTCCTACGCGCTAACCGAAACTTACGCCACGCTTTCAACGCTTGTAGGTACAACAACAACGGTAATAGTTAAACCAACAAGCGCAGCAGACGGCGCAACCAACCCGGGCTTTACCTTGACCGGTTGTTATTTGGAAACCTTGCCGATTGTTAACGCAACGCTTGGCGAATTGTCAACCGTAGACATTACGTTTACGGGCGGCGTTTATAGCGCAGACGTCACCCCATAAGCAGCGCCGAATTATCGGCCCGACACGAAAGCAGGCAGTATGCAATTAACCCTTGAAGTAACAAACCACGAGGGCACCTACCAAGTAAGCACAAACCTATTTACCATTGTGTTATGGGAACGCCGTTTTAAACGCAAGGCCGCCGACATGGCAAACGGTATAGGTGTTGAGGATTTGCTTTACCTAGCATGGGAAGCAAGCAAACAAGCAAAAATTGTTGTTGCGTCAGATTTTGACACCTATTGCAAACAAGTAACAAACATTGAAGTAACCGCGCAAGAGGCCTCAAACCCTACCCAAGCGGCACCTACCGCCGGCAACTAGCCGAACTGTTAGTAGCGACAGGGTGGGCGCCGCATTGGTACAGCGCAACATTTGACGCGCAAGACCTAGCCACGGTGGCTAAAGTTTTAGGGGAAAGAAACAAAAGGTAACCCCATGGCGCAACCAGTTTTACAGGTTAAAGGTATCCAAGAAACCTTGGCGCTATTGCACAAAATTGACCCAAAATACAGGCGGCAAATTACTAAGCGCATACAGCGAAGCGGTGAAATAATCCTTAACGAGGCCCGCAGCATGGTGGCCCATTTTGATAACAGCAAAGGTAACGGCGCCCCGCTTTCCGGCATGGTTCGAGGCAACCTAGTTAAAGGCCGTGAGACTAGTTGGCGTACCGATCAGGTAAAAAAAGGCTACAAAATAAAAGTTGGTGTACGCCCTAGCCGTGAACGGTACGTAGATTTCAACCGCGGCGGTTTTACCGAACAGGTAGTTTTTGGTGCTAAGCCTTACCGGCTTATGGTTGTGCAATCCACAGACCCAGCGGGCGTAATTTACGATCATGCCGGGCGAAACGTAAGCAGCCTATTTGTGGCAAACCTAAACAGCCAAGAAGGCGGGCAACCTCGAGTTATTGACAAAGTGGTAACTAAAAACCGTGACGCAGTACAACTAGACATACAATCGGTTATAGCCGACGTAGAAAAAAAGACCAACACCCAACTAAAGCAAAGAGTTAAATAATGGCAATTAACATACCGATTATTACGTCGTTTGTTAATACTGGCGTACAGGCTGCCGACAAACAACTAAAGCAATTTGGAACTAGCGCTAAAACAGTTGCCGGCGCCCTTGGCGGGTTAAGCCTTGCGTTTGGCACCGTACAAAGCGTTATTGGCCCGGCTATTAAAGCCGCGTCAAACATGGAAGAAAGCCTAAGCAAAGTAAACGTAGTGTTTGGCCGTGGCGGCCGTGAAGTAGAAAAGTTTGCAAACACCGCAGCCCGAAAACTAGGACAGTCAAAACAGGCAGTACTTGAAGCGGCCGGGGTTTTCGGCACGTTTGGAAAAGCAGCCGGTTTAGGCGGCAAAGAGTTAGCGGTCTTTAGTAACGATTTTACCCAACTGGCAACCGATTTAGCGTCGTTTAATAACACAAGCCCCGAGGAAGCAGTACAGGCTATTGGTGCCGCGTTACGTGGCGAAGCCGAACCTTTGCGCCGTTTCGGTGTTTTGCTTAACGACGCAACCCTAAAACAAGAGGCTTTAACCCTTGGCATTTATGACGGCCGCGGCGCGCTCACCGCACAACAAAAGATTTTGGCTGCACAATCCGCTATTTACAAACAAACAGGCGACGCGCAAGGCGACTTTATGCGCACAAGCGACGGCCTAGCAAACAGCACTCGAACATTGTCGGCAACGTTCCAAGACATGCAAGCCAAGTTTGGTGCGGCGTTTCTTGAACAGGCTAAAACCGCTACCGCTAACGTCAACTTTTTAGCCCAAGCGTTTAACAAACTACCTACCCCAGTAAAAAACAGCGGTAACGAAATAAGCACGTTTACAGGGTTTTTACGCGGTATGCAAAACCCGCTTAGCCAAGCATGGTACGGCCTAACCAATTTGCGTAAAGCCTTTGAAAACGACAAACCTACAGGCGCTTACAACAACAACTTAAGGCGTAGCGCACAACAAACTATGCGCATGTCAGACGAAGCAGGCGAATTTAATCGCACGTTACGCGAAAGCCAAGAGGAAATAGGCGGCGCCGCTAAAGCAATAAACGGACTTTACGACGTCATTAGCGACAAACTAAGCGGCGCACTCGAGGACGCTCAAGACCAACTACAAGACGCTAAAGACGCTTTTACAGATTTCGGGCAATCAGTAGCCGACGGGATTAGCCAAGCGTTTAGTTTCAGCGCCGCTAAAGACGCTGGCGACGAAACAGGAAGCGGGTTTTTGGCAGGGTTGCGCGACCAAGTTGAGGGCGTTAAACAGTATGCAACCAACGTAGATTTGTTGTTACAACGTGGGCTTAGCCAACAGGCGTTGCAATCCGTTTTGGACGCTGGCGCGGAAGCAGGCGCGGCGATCTCGGCCGAACTGATCGCAGGAGGGCAGGAAGCGATTACAGGCCCGGGCGGTGTAAACGAGTTAGTAGCCACCGTAAAAGGCGTTGCAGACAAACTAGGTTTAGACACGGCAAGCCGTTTTTACCAAGCGGGCGTAGACCAAGGAAGCGCCCTAGTTGCAGGCTTGGAAAGCGTTTTAGCGAAGTATGAAAAAATACTTAAAAACCCAAAACTTACAACTAAGCGCCTTGAGAATTTGTTAGAGCAAGCCCAAACCGATATTGCGTTTACGCAGATTACATCGGGTCAAACTATTGTTACCCCAGCGCCTACCGCGTCAAGCATTGCCAGCGTTAACCGCCAGTCCGTGCAGGGCGGTAACACGTACACCGTAAACGTTAACGGCGGTTTGGCTACCGCTGCCGAAATAGGCCGAGTAACCAATAACGGGCTTAAAGCGTTTGCGCGTCAAAACGGGCCATTGGATTTACCAATAGCCGGTAATAGGTAATGCCCGGTACAGCCATTGCCCAAGCGGGCAACTATTCGCTTTTAATTGACGCAGGGTTTAACGTTGACGCGTTAATTTTAGATGACCCGGCTAAAGGTTTGTTGGCGGGTTATGCAACTCTTGTTACTCGAACCAACCTTTTAACTAACCCAAACTTTGAGGTAAACACAACGGGTTGGGGCGGTACGGGCGCGGCGTCAGTCTCAAGAGTTACAACTGATGCTTACATTGGAACCGCTAGCGCTCAAGTTGTTTTAACTAATCCGGGTAACGGTGCAGGGTTACAAAACTTTGGTACCGCACCTATTCGAGTAAAGGTTTTGCCTAGCACAACATACACAATTAGCGCTTACGTTAAACAAACAGCAGGCGCAAGTATGGCTGTTGACATTGACACTTTTTATTACAACTCGGCGCAAACGTCAATAAGCAGTAGCGACGGCCCAAACACAACTTTAACGGCCAATTGGCAAAGCATAACTAGAACAATAACAACGCCAGCGTTAACCGAATTTATGGGTATAAGTATTGGCATTACGGGCGCTGCCGTAGGGTCTTTTACATACCTTGTTGACGCTATTTTGATTGAACAGTCCGCGTCGGCTTTACCATATTTTGACGGAACCTATGCAAACCCGTACACGGGTTACACGTTGACAAACCAACAATGGAACAGCACGCCCAACGCTTCCACTAGTAAAACCGTTTGGGGTTTAACTACCAGTTTTATAAATTCAGACGATTTATTAGACGGAACTACCGAATTTGCCGACGTAACAAACAGCACTACGCAAATAAGCATTAGACGCGGTAGGCGCGACGTCGGCGACCAATTTAGCGCCGGAACCATGACGTTTACTATTCAAGACGTGGACGGCATTTTTAACCCGTTTGACGAAAACAGCCCCTACTACAATACGCCCGGCGCGCAACCGGGTTTAGCACCATTACGGGCCGTTGACTTAATCCGTTACGACGACAACGACAACCCCGAATACTTATACCGTGGCAAAGTTTTAAATTACGATTACAACTTTGCGTTAGGCGGTATTGACACGGTAACGGTTTATTGCAGCGACGCGTTTTATTTGCTTAGCCAAACGTTTATGGACGAATTAAACGTTACGCCCGAAACGTCAGGCGAACGCGTAGAAACCGTTTTAGATCTACCCGAAGTTGATTACCCCGGTGGCGCCGCTCGAAGCATTGACCCCGGCACCGTAAACCTTGGACACAACGCAGCGTTTACCGTGCCCGCTGGAACCAACGTTTTAGGGTATTTGCTACAAATAAACGAAACCGCAGAATTTGGTCGTTTCTATGTGTCACGTAACGGGGTCTTAACATTTACCCCACGTGTAGGCACAACCCTTAGCGCGCCAATAATTGACTTTACCGACGACGGAACCGCCGTACCTTACGACGGGTTAGGTATCACGTTTGAAGCCGACGCCGTAACAAACCGCGTTTTTATAGAAAACCTAGACGGACACACCGCAACCGCCGACGATCTAGCCAGCCAAGCAACCTATTTTGTGCAAACAAACAGCATTACAAACAGCCTTTTAGACAACAGCGACGTAGCAGCGGCCGCAACCTACCTGTTAAACGGCAACCCGGAAGCCCGCTACAACAGCGTAGAAACCGTATTTGCAGCCCTTACAGACGCCCAACGCGACATTGTGGCCGTTGTGGACATTAGCGACACAGTAAGCGTAGAACGCACATTTGTTACGGGAAACAGCACAATGACGCTTGCCCAAGAATTAGCAGTAGAGGGCGTAGAACACGAAATAACCCTAGACGGGCACCGGGTCTTGTTGTTTACTAGCCCAACTACAATCGTTTTCGAATTACTACTTGACGACATTACCTATGGCGTACTTGACGCGCTAAACGTCTTGGGTTGATCTAGGCTAGGAATATGGCAATACCTGTAACTTTTGTAGCCGGCGATATCCTCGAGGCTCAACAACTCAACGACAACTTTGACGCTGTTTACGCGGGCTACACGTCTTTTACACCGACTATTGGCGGCTGGACGCAAGGCAACGCTACCTTTGTTTCTCAATACGCGGTTAGCGGTGAAAGTGTGCATTATTTCGGTTACTTTTTGTTTGGGTCAACTAGCGCAGTAACCGCCACCGCGTTGACGGTATCGCTACCATTAACCGCAAACGTTGCGCCTAACTCTTTAGGGCTTGCCACGTTCAGCGATGACAGCGCAAGTAGTACAGTTGCAGGTTATGTGCAAACCGTTACTACAACGGCGTTAAATTTTTATTGGCTAGACCCGGAAGCGGCACCAATAGCGGTACGACTTGAAGCGTGGCGAACTGGCGTTACTTTGCCATTTACTTTTGCCACTGGTGATTACGTCTATTGGGATTTGACCTACAGGAAAGCATAATTATGACCGAAGAAACTAACCAACAGATAACAGAAACAGTTACCGATTTAGTTGTTGAAAAAGAAATCCCTGTAGATTGGCAATGGGAACGGTTAAGGCTTAAACGTGACGCGCTATTAAAAAAGTGTGATTACCGCATAGTTTCTGACGCCCCTTGGGATATTCAACCTTGGCTTGAATACCGTCAAGCATTGCGCGACCTACCGAAAACAAACAAAGACCCTAAACAAATTGTTTTCCCTAACCCGCCTGCATGACATGGCAGTTGAAATTGTAGTTTCGTTGGTTGGTGGCGCTTTTGCCGTAATTGTTGCGCTTATAAGCAAAATTGGTTACGACAACAAAAAAGACCACGGCATAGTACACAAAGCGTTAGGCAGAATTGAACACAAAATAGACGCCCACGTAGAAAGCCATAACTAATGCAAAAACAAATACAACAATTGTTTTACAGTTACGGCCGTAGCATTGTTGGTGCCGTGCTAGCCGTGTATATGACCGGGGCAACTAACCCAACTGATTACATGAAAGCCGGCATAGCCGCGTTAATACCGCCGCTTATGCGTTGGGCCAACCCTAACGACGCCGCTTTTGGCGTTAAAAAGTGATTGCTAAAGCCAAACCGGGTGTGCCGGGCGCTCGAGATTACATCGGCGCAAGCGACGGCCCAGCAAACGCTAAACGCCTTGGTACCGAGGAGTGGGTAAAACAGGCTGCCAAGTATTCAAAAGGTGCTTTATGGAATAACGGTACGTTTATGCGTCGGGACATTAAAGGCAAACCGGGCCAAATGTCCGTGCATAGCACCGCTCGGGCAATGGATTTAAGTTACCGAAAAATGGAAACTAAAGGCGTTGAACGTGGTCGTAACATGTCTAAACAATTTATTGACAAAGTAGTCGCCAACGCTAACCAATTAGGCGTACAAATGATTATTGACTACATGCCAAAAGAGTTTGGGCGCGCATGGCGTTGCGATCGGCAGGCATGGCTTAAGTATTCCAAGCCAACAATTAGCGGGGCGCCCGGCGGGGATTGGTGGCATATAGAAATTGCACCCGGTATGGCAGACAACCCAGAAGCCGTAAAAGCCGCATTTAAAGCCGTGTTTGAGGTATCCACAACCGAGTAACAACCATTGGCTAGGGTTTTTGTACCGACGGAAAGCCAAAAAACATGACTGAATTACAAACCTTTACGTATGAAGCCTTTGTAGGCATTATTGAAAACGGCCAGCGGGTACTGGTACAAATTTTTAGAAACCCGGACACACTCGAAGTACTGCACAGCCAATTAGCGTTTGAGGCAGTAAGCGGCAATACATGGCAAACGCCCTACCAATTAGAAAAACGGTAAACCATGATTTCACTACTTAACCACAAGATAACCACAGGCATAATTGCCCTAATTTGCGTTGTTTGGGTTGCGTTGGGCCTAGGTAATGCACAAGCCCCCGAACCAACCCCACAAGTGGCGCCAACCGTCCTACCGTCAACGACGACTACTAGCACCACGTTGCCCGCATTGGTGACTACATGCTCGCAGGTTGCGACTTTAGCCCTTGCAGCAGGATTACCGCCAAGCGAACTAGAAACAGCCTTACGCGTTGCGGTACGTGAAAGCCGTTGCACAAGCGACGCGTTTAACGCCAGCGACACAATGGGCGGAAGCGCTGGGGTTTACCAAATTAACTACTTTTGGTGCAAACCCTCGATCTATTGGCCTGCCGGTTGGTTACAAGCGCAAGGCGTTTTAGACACGTGCGATGAACTATTTAACCCAATAACAAACACTAAGGCTATGGTCGCCATTTGGCACAACAGCGGTTGGCTACCATGGACTACAGCGAAATAAACAACTACATAGACCCCGATAACTCACTAAGCGAAGGAACCCGACAAATGCTAGACCCGACACACAACGCAATGGCCAAACACCAAATGGCCGTATTTGATCTCATAGACGAAATTTGCAGGCCAGTACACATACCGTACAAACCAAAACACGCAGACTTAATAGCCCGACTAAAGCGCATTGCAACCGACCTAGACCTAAGCGGCGACGAAACAGGTTGGCAAACCGTTAGCGAGGCAATTGAAGCGTTAGGCGGCTAATCATGGTGCAAATACGGTTAACCGACAACGAAATAAACTACGCATACGCGGTAGCGCAATTGCGTTTAGATTGGGCAAACAGCGCCGGCGCAAAACATAACTACGGCATACAGCCACCCGACGCATTAAAGGCGCACAAGATTGGTTGCATAGGTGAAATGGCGTTAGCAAAACATTTACGCATTGCATGGGGTCACACGTACTACGACAAACAAGCAAACGACGTTGGCGGTTATGAGGTTCGAAGCACGCTACGCGGTAACGGTTGTTTGTTAACCCATGAAAGCGACAAACCCGCAATTTACATACTTGCCACCCTTGACCCCGTAGAGCGCGTTATAGAGTTGCGCGGCTGGCAAACATTGTACGAAACATGGCACCCGACCCGTTGGGCCGCGAACATGCCGGCACCGTGCTTTATGACGCCGCAAAGTTTGTTACACCCAATGGATACCTTGCCCGCAGCAATATAAACCCGACACGAAAGCGACCCGACACATGGCCTTTAACATTGACAATTACGTAGACGTACCTACGCGCCTAATTGAAGCATTAAAACGCTACCCCGATTTACGCATACAAGAAACAGGCGCCGAAGTAGTGACCATGCCCGACGGCTCAACCTTTTACCGTTGCACCGTGACCGTATGGCGCGACGACAAAGACACATTGCCAAGCATTGCCACCGCAGCCGAGCCTTACCCCGGCAAAACCCCTTACACCAAAAACAGCGAGTTTATGGTCGGCATGACTAGCGCGTTAGGCCGTGCGTTGGGTTACATGGGTTTTGGGGTATCGAAGGCTATTGCTAGCCGTAACGAGGTTGAAGCACGCCAAGACAACACCCAGCCGGCACCGAAACCAACGCAAACACATAGCAAAATAGCAAGCCAAAAACAGTTGTATTTCATTAAATCGCTTGCCAAGGGCGCGGGGTTTGATGAGGCAGCGCTACACGATTACATCGCGGTAACGCTTAACAGCGACGCAGTAACGCTCGAGGTGCTTAGCCCCGAACAGGCCACGCACGTTATTGACGCAATGAAAAAACTACCTACCAGTAAGGGCGACTAATGACCATTGGACAACAACTAGAACTACTTACGCGCATGGTGCGCCTTATTGAGGAAATGCAAAACAGCGCCGACTATTTAAGTAAGCAAGACGTAATAGCGCATTTGCGTTGGTCAACTGAACATTTGTCCCGTGACATTTGGGCGCGCACAATCCACAAGGATTACGAGGTGCCTAATGGCAATGCTTGAAGCACAATTTAAAAACACCGTTATAGACATTGCTACCCGGTACGACTGGTTAGTACACCATGACCTACCAGCAATGAACCAGCGCGGCAAATGGGCAACACACATACAAGGCAACGCAGGCTTTCCCGATTTGGTGCTTGTTAATAAACGTGGTGTGCTAGTTTTCGCAGAACTTAAAACAGACATAGGCATAATAAGGAAAACGCAGGAAGCATGGTTAGACAGGCTCGAGCGATCGGGTGCAATAGTCCAAGTGTGGCGACCTAACCAGTTGCCAGTAATCATAAAGTTTCTAGCGTGCGCGTAAGCGTGCGACTAGCCAAGCCCTAAGCCCGTTGCACGGTAGTTGGGAACATACGGCAACGTAGGTAGTGCGCTATGCCCGTAATCATGCGCGATGAAATGACCGGGCCAATGGCGCGGCAGGCTGTAAACATAATCAGCCAACAAGCAAGTTAGAGGGTACGGGTTAGGGCAACCCCGTGGGTGGGGCTTACAAGCATTAGGCTTTACATCGTGTAAGCATTGACATACACATAACAAACAATGCACAAAGGATTAGCCCGACATGATCAGTAACCAACCAACAACAACAGCAAGGCGCGCCAGCGCCGCGCTAGCACAAGCCGTAGGCGCGTGAGCATGGCCACCAACCTAAACAGCCAAACAAGAAACAAAACAGAATTTAAAAAGAACCGCGCACGCCTACTGGCCGACAACCCGCCTTGCCATTGGTGCGGTGTCAACGTTGCAACCGAAGCCGATCACGTGCTTTCAATCATTGAAGGCGGCGGCAACAATATGGATAACCTTGTGCCGGCATGTAAGCCCTGCAACGCTCGGCGCGGGCAACGCGTAAAGACCGAACGCGAACGCCACAAAACCCAACACCCACAAGGGTTTGACGAGCCAAACACTCACAGCGTTTTTTTTGACGAACACGCGAAGCC